GCTTACACAACGTAAAGGACTACAAGTACCCAAGGGACCAAAGACTCTAGCTGAGATAGAAAAAGCAGGACTACAGTTATCAGATACTATCCAAGGTAACAGAATTATCAACGTAGTAGAAGATACCGCATCAGGTATGGGAGTAGATAAAGATACTCTTATGACATTGATGATGAAGGATCTTGATGATTTAGCAGGGCTAGAAGCTAGGGTACTAGCGTATCGAGGTGTAATAGCACAGATGGGATCTGAGTTACAGTTGGTTAGACGAGAATTAGCTGGAAACCCAGGTAGTGAAATTCTTGAAGCTAGGTTTATTAATTTACTTGCTCAGACAGAAGACGCTATTCGTGTCTTTGGTGAGGTAAGGAGGATACCTGCTAGAACTGTTACTGCTCAAAGGATTAAGATACCTGACCTAGATGCAAATGGTGTACCAAAGAATAGTGCAGATCATGTTCAGTTACTTAATGATCTCAAAAAAGCTGGTATTGACTCTAAGAAACTCAGTATACTTGGAGAAGCTCTTGGTCTTGGTAAGAATCCCTTACATACAGTTTATATTGCTCAGACTGGTATAGAGACAGTATTACAAAGGGGTACTCGTGGTCTACTAGAGTTCTACCGTGGTATGCTCCTTGCTAGTTTAAAGACTCATGTTACCAATAGTCTTTCAGGTGTCATTGAAACCTTTGTTCCACAGGTATCAAGGTTGGCAGGTGGGTTACTAACAGGAGATCGTCAGGTAGTACGTTCTGTGGGTGCTCACATGGTAGGACTTACTCATGGTCTCCGTCCTTCTATTGGTAAAATGATTGAATCGGTAGTTCAGGAACGTAACATACTAGATCCACTAGGTACAAAGGTAGACGGACTTATATCCCCATACGGACATGCTATTGCAATGGACCCATTAAAAAAAGGTTCATCCAGTTGGCACCCATATAACTGGGTATCTGCTTTTGTTAATGGAGTAGGTAAAATATCCAGAGGATCATTACGATTACTTGGAGGTGAAGATGAGTTCTTTAAACAGTGGAACTACAGGGCAGCCGCTTATTCTAAGATTGTTATGGATATGCCAGAGGGGTTGTCAAAAGAAGCTAGGAAACTAAGGATTAACCAACAGCTTGGTGAGTATTTTGATGATATGGGACAAGCTACAAATAAAGATCTACTTCAGTACGCACGTAGAGCAACATTTACTGAAGAAGTCCTTCCTAACACTATGGCTTCTGGTATACAAGCGTTAGCAAAGAGACAACCTGCGTTACAATTCTTTATTCCATTTATTCGTACTCCTACCAATATTATGGTAAGGTTTGGTGAAAGGACTCCTATATGGGGATTATTTCAAAAGACTACAAGACAAATGCTTGCTAGTGGTGATCCTAACCTGAGAGCACAGGTGATAGGGAACCAAGCTATTGGTATGGCAATGTATGGTACCTTTCTTGGATACATAATGGAAGGTTCTGTTACTGGCCCAGGACCACTAGATCCAGATCAGAATAGACTATGGAGAAACGCAGGTAATCAACCTTACTCAATTAGAACCCCTTATGGTTGGGTATCGTATAATAGACTAGATCCTTTGTTTATGCCTTTAGTATTCATGACAAGTGCTTATGAAACTGCAAGTGTATATAACGAAAGTGATGATGTAGCAGAGCAAGCTATGATGGGTGTTGTAGGTCTTGCTCGTGCGGCTACTGATCGTACCTATTTACAAGGTATGAAACAAGTGTTCCAAATGTTACATAGTCTTACAACTGGAGACATGGATAGACTTGCGTTGTCAGGTGTACAAATGGGAGCAAACGTAATACCTTCTATTATCAATCAGCAGTATGAGATTGGACAGCACTTTGGTTTTTACGAAGGGGCCGAAGGGTTTAGAGAGGCACTACAATGGCAAGAGAAGTTTCTACGTAGGGCACCTCAGTTGACAGGGTACAATGCTGTAAAACACAATTGGCTCACAGGAGAACCTATTGTTTCACCAGTAGGATATAACTCAGGGTTTCCTGTTGTAAAAGGAGAGTCTAATAAATATATCAATGAAATAGTGAACATGGGTAGATCTATAGATCCTCCTGACACTAGAATTGGTAATGTTGAACTTACTGGACCTCAGTATGCAGAGTTAAATAGGCTTATTGGTACTCTTAAAGGGGCTAATGGTAAAACATTAATGAAATCTTTAGAAGATTTAATGGAAACCGATGAGTACAATCTTGATCCTAATCGTAAGTATAATGAAAACTATGATGACTGGAGGGTTACAGCAGTAAAGAGTGTACTACGTAACTACAAAGACGCAGGTAGAAAAGTGTTATTGCAGAGTAACCCTGAGTTATTACAAGAGTTTATAGAGGACAAGGTGAATAAAGCCTCTGTGATGTCAGGAGGAACTCAGCTTTTCGATCTAAATGAAAGACCATAATAAAAGACATTTACGGACTGACTTTTAAAATAGACCATGAGCACAGTAACAAAAACACTAACCAGTTATATTATTGAGGGTTACGATTCTGATGACCATCCTGGTGGAGATACAAATTTAATACGGTTATCGTATGCTGAATTAGATTTTACACCTTCAGCTTCTGATTCTTACAAAAGTACAAGTGGGGATATACTAAAGGTGTATGTTGATGGTATCAGAATATACCGAGCACATGATGAAATATTTGCTTCTGGTTCAGGGTTTCGTGAAGATGGTGATAATGTTAATGGTCAAAAATTAAATGGTAAGACTTTAGATAAAAATGGTGCTAGTCTATCTTGGTCAGATACAAATGATAACGTATGGACTATTGATACTTCTCATAAAACAGTAACATTAAATATTAGTAATGTTCATGCTACTAATTTATACCATAATAATGCTCTTACAACAGATGACCCAGCAGGATCTCATAACCCTACACATGGACAACAAGTAAAGTTCACATCAGGAACTTCAATTATAGAACTACGTAGAGCAGTACAAGACCTAAAGACTCCTGCTATTGATTTTAGTAACGCATCAATCCTAACAGAACAAGACTTAGATAACTCTGCTAAGAACGTATTTCATATCTCTCAGCAAGCTGTACTTAGTACCGAAAATGCTATGTTGTATGACTCAGGTACTGGTACATATAAAGCTACACAACCTGGATCAGATACTGCAAAACGTATATCTAGTGTTGCTACTCCAGTCAATGATAATGATGCAGCAAATAAATCTTATGTAGATGGGTCTAATGCTACTCAAACTGTAGCAGGTTCTATTGCTAATGTTAATACTGTAGCAGGTCAGATAACTCCAACTAATAATATTGCTACAGTAGCTGATAGTACATACAAAGGTAAAATAGAAACAGTTGCTGACTCGACTTATAAAACTAAAGTAGAAGCAGTAGCAGGTAAAGAAGATGAAATTGGAAGACTTGGTACTACAGATGCAGTTGCAGATTTAGCCGCTTTAGGAGATACTGCATTTTCTCATGCAACAACAGGACACTTAAAGAAAGTTTCCGATAAAGCTACTGAGGTTGCCGCTGTTGCCGCTGTAGATACTGAAGTTGGGGTTGTGGGTGAGTCTGTTTATAAAGGTAAAGTAGAAACAGTTGCAGACTCTGCGTACAAAACTAAAATAGAAACAGTTGCAGACTCAACATATAAAACAAAAGTTGAAACAGTAGCTGATAGCACGTATAAAGGAAAAGTCGAAACTGTTGCTGACTCTACGTACAAAGCTAAAGTCGAAACTGTAGCAGGGGATACTACTGCAATTAATAATGTTCATACTAACATTAATAATGTAAATAACTTTGCCAATACATACCATACTCCTAGTGCTAGTTCTTCGGCTCCTAGTTCCAATGTAACTGAAGGGGATCTTTGGTATCAAACGGATAACAATACCTTAATGACATATAATGGTTCTTCTTGGGAGGATCTTAAAACTACTGTAGGTGGAAATACTATTACTAGTAGTTCTGGAAGTGACCTTTCTTTAGTCACTCCATCCAACTCAAACAAGGTTGTCATCAACTCTGGTAGCAATACGATTCAGTTACCCAATGTAAGAGCATCCCAGGATAACTATGTTCTTGCAATGAGTGACACCAGCACAGGTGAAACCGAATGGCAAGTAGCGCAGACTGCACCAACGATCACAGGGATTACTTCTGGTCAATTAAACAGTTACTACGATGTAGACGGAACAACTGTTAGTAATGATAAAGGTGGAACCTTAGTTATTGCAGGATTAGATTTCGGAACAGACATTAGTAATATTACTGCTGTCAGAATTTGTGCATCGGATGGGACTTCTCAAATTAACGCAACGACAGTAGGAAGCTTGAGTGACACTAGTATTACTGCAACATGGAATGGAACAGAGTCAGGGTACTCTACGTTTTCAGGAACTTATTATGTTGAAGTGGTGAAATCTGGGATGATTTCCAATCGTTTTAATTCAACCAAAAGTTTTAGTGCAGACCCAACGATCTCATCAGTAACAGGGGTGAATGGTGATTTATTTAGTGGTTCCGTAAGTTCCTCAGACTTAGGTACTTATGGTGGTCAGGTTACAGGAGGAGGTCAGGACAGTAACACAAAACTACTACTGAATTTCGACAGAACTGGTGGAACGGACATTGAGGATTCCAGCAATACTGGTGGTGATGGGCACAAAGTCACGGCAAGCGGACATGCAACCATCAAGGCATCACCTTTTGGGGATGGGAAGAGTGCGATTTTCTTTGATGGGACGGATGATAAATTAACAATAGCAGATCATGCTGATTGGGATATAGGTAGTGGCAATTATACAGTTGAATTTTGGTTGTACGATATTTCAATAGCGGATGGTGAGGGGTTCATTGGGAACCAAGATGTTAATGGTTATAACGGATGGTTAATTAGGAGAGCTTCTGGAGAATTAAATTTTAATCAGTGGGGAAGTAGTAGCCAAGAAGTAAACGTATCTTCTTCAGGCTCAGGAATTGGTACTTCTAAAACTTGGAGACATATTGCATTTGTAAGAAATGGTAATTTCTACAAACTTTATATAGATGGTAAAGAAAATGGCTCTGTTGAAGATTCAAGCCCTACTACATTAACTAGTTCTGGATCTGCATTACAGATTGGAAAACACTTTGCCGAAGGTAATTATTCAAATTGTTACATGGACGAAATCCGCATCGTCAAAGGCACTGCCGTTTACACAGGCGATTTCGATGTCCCAACCAGCCGACTGACAGCAATTACGAATACCAAATTGCTGATTCATAGTAATGTAAATACTGAAATATCTGGGACTTCTAACAGTGATTCTTCAATCACATCTTCTGCTTCAGGTGAGCATGGTGGTGCATGGTCAAATGCAACTGCTGTAAATAGCAATGTTGCGACATCAGTAGGGGCAGTTTACGAAGGTGTCCCTACTGTAAAACTTCACACAACCACTGGTGCATTAGCATGGACAACAAGGAAAGTCACTATTCCAAATTATTCGTCCACTAAACGATACTCAGTCAGCATAAAAATTGTTGCCAGTGATGAGACTCCGAATTTAGGGTTCTGGGTTGGAGACTCAACTGATGGAACTTTTACCACAGTTCAAACCACTAACACTGATGCTATCCCAGATGCAATTTATGAGAGTGCTAATGCTAATAGAACAGTGGGAGATGTACTTTCAACAGGGGTTTTCTCAAACAGGGGCGCAGATATTTACATAACTTTTTCTACTAACCAAAATAATGGCAAATATGTAGAAGTTGGAGATGTTTCGGTTAATGAGTGGGATGACGCATCTAGTAGTGATCATACTTTGACTCCCACTGGAACTTATCAATCTCTTTCCCACGGAGGAATCGCCCCTGCGATGACCTTTCCTGCAAGCAAGAAGGCAACTGGAAGTGCTGGGGTTTATTTTGATGGGAGTGGTGGTGATTGGTTAAAAGGATCGGTTGGAACTGGGATTAGTGGGGCTTTATCATTAGAACTGCGTTTTTACCAGACTCAACAGGGTACTCAAAACATATACGACTGGAGAGAGGGTAGTGATAGTAATGGATGGCTTAACACCTACGACAATCTAACGCACTTCGGATTTACAACTGCCAGTGGTTCAAACCAAGATATTACAGCAACAAGACAGTTGAACTATTGGCATCATTTTTTATATACCAGAGATGGTTCTGGGAATTTTGGTGTGTATTTAGATGGTAAATTAATTTTAAAAGGAACTGGAGACACCTCTTCTGTTAGTAATAGTCATTTTACATTAGGAGATAGATATACTTCTACCTATTACCCATTTATTGGGTACATTGATAATGTCCGTATTACGAATAATGACGTTACAAATGAAGCAAGTGATCCTCTATATATATCAACGGTAATAGGTTCCAGAAACGTAGGAACAAGCTACTTTTCATTACCCACCAAAATCTACGGAGCCTATTTCCCCCAAAACCCATCCGTAGGAACGATTACGATTACTGGTGCTACCACCGATTCAACGGACATTGCTTTCTCCGAAACATCTAGTCTGCTTTCAGGATTAGGACTCACGCTGACCGATCAGGGTGCAGGCAACCAAACTGCAACGATCACAGGGACACTGACAGATTCTGTTACTTCTGACACAACGACAAACAACATTCGCATCCAAGCAAAGGCGAATAATGATGCAAACAGGATCACAGAAGTAAACGAAAATTACTCTGGGGCTTCAACTGCTGGTGCAGGAAATCTTAGCATTACGAAGAAAGCTGGTGGTGCGCCTGTCCTGTTTAATGCACGAAGGTATGTAGGCACTGGCACGGATGGTAGAGAAGTTTCAGGTTTTGGTTTTCAACCAGATGCAATTTGGATAAAAGTTAGAAATCAAGACGGAGTTCATCATAATTTGTATGATTCGGTTAGAGGGGTAAATGCCACCGATGGTAATAAGTTAATACCAAACCATAACACAACCCAAAATAATTCTGGTTTTGGATATGGAAATATACAAAACATTACTAAGGATGGGTTTACTTTAGAGGAAGGAACAGAAAACAGTCATGCTCATACAAATGCAACTAATGACACTTATGTAGCATGGGCATGGAAAGCAGGAGGTGAGCCTAGTGCTGGTAAACAAAGAATTGACAATAGTTCGTCTGAAACCACTTTATCCAGTGGCACTCATTATTCCAATATTACCAACATGAAACAGTCGGTGAATAGCACTGGCAAATTTTCAATTACTCAATACACAGGGGGTTCTAACACTTCTTGGTTTAAACATGGTTTAGGAGCTACAACTCCAGATATGTTTATAATTAAAAATTTAAGCAGTACAGATAATTGGATTGTTTGGCATAAAGATTTATCCAGTGGCACTAATAAATGGCTTTATCTAAACGAAGATGATGAAGAACAAACAGGAACTGTTATGTGGGCAAACACTGCCCCAGATAGTGATGGTAAAATCCATTTAGGAAATACAAGCCAGGTCAATACCAATAATTCTTATATCTGCTACGCTTGGAAAGCCGTGTCAGGCGTGAGTGCGTTTGGGAGTTATACTGGATCTAGTAGTGGAGTAACGTCAACTAATAACATAGGATTTCAACCACGTTTTGTAATTATAAAACGAGCATCAGACGCTGCTCAAAGTTGGGTGATGTTAGATACATTTAGGCAGGCTGTTACTACCGATTTAGATAATTATTTACTGGCTGAAAGTACAGGCCCAGAAAATGGTAATAATAATTGGTCAAATGGAGGTATTAATTTAGTTACTAACGGATTTGAAATACCATCATCGTCAACTAGTGGTGCAATAAATTCTCTAGCTGGACACACCTACATCTACATGGCATTTGCATGAGGAATAAATGAGTGGACATCATCCTGGTAACCCAGCGGATCAATATTATAACTATCCTAATACAACAATTAACACAACGGAGGCTATGCCTGACTTATATCAAATGGTGATGGACTTAGGCATCCCTGCCTGTGTCATCATCGCTGCATTTTGGTTCATTAGATACCAAACTGAACTAGCGAAAAAGGAACGTGAAGAGTTCTGGAAAAAAGACGAAGAACACGATGGTAGACTCTTGGATATGATTGAAAGATCCTCAGATGCTATTCTTCAGATTAAATTAGCCTTGGAAGCTAATACCCAAGCAATCAAAGAAATTACAAAGAAGTAATGGAAACAGTCACAGAAAAAACAACTATAAAGAATGGTGGGAAACCCAAGGATGATCCACATATACAACTTATGAAACTTAGATTTTGGGCAAGGTTTCTTATATCGTTACTTGCCTTTGGTCTATTCGGATGGTTAGTATTTACTATGGTGAACAAACCAGATGAACTAGCTCAGTCTAGTAAAGACCTTATTAACTTGGCTTTTGGTGCCTTTCTACCCATCATAGGTATGTTGGGAAAGCATTGGTTTGAAACAGCACATGATGAGCCAGAACACAACCCAGAACCCACTAAACCGAAAGAAGAAGATGCTACCAGCGTTACTCCTTAATGTAGTCCAATCGTTAGTATTGGATCAAGCCCAGTCGTTAGCTAAAGAACATGTTGCTGACGCAATTGAAAGAAACCTGGATGAAGACCAGAAGAAGATGTTAGATGATGTTGTAGATATGATGCCTGACAACCAGTTTAAGACATTTAAGGAATTTATTGGATGAAACTAAGTAAAAACTTTAGTCTCAAAGAACTTACCAAGTCTACCACAGCAGTTAGACATAACATTAATAATACTCCAGACCAAGAGCAACTCATTAACCTAGCTGTACTCACCAATTGCGTACTACAAAAGGTACGAGATGCTCATGGTCGTGTTGATGTCAACTCTGGGCTACGTGTACTTGAGCTTAACCGAAAGATTGGTAGCGGAGATAACTCACAGCATGTGCAAGGCATGGCGGCAGACATTGAGTGTCCTGCTATCAGCAACATGGAGTTAGCTGAGTGGATTCGGGATAACCTTGAGTTCGATCAGTTAATCTTAGAGTTCTACACACCTCAAGACCCTGCGTCTGGTTGGGTCCATGTGTCCTATAACAAAGAAGAGAATAGGAAACGTGTGTTAAGAGCAGTTAAAAATGACGGTAAAACAGTTTATCAAGAGGGACTTACCTAATGGCTAAGAGAAGATCAGGATCTACCAACTACAGAAATAGAAAAACCACTAAATCTAAAGGACCGATAGAGTCTTTGTTTAGTATGGCTAAAGATGCTTATACAAATAGTCCTATAAGTAAGTTATTTGGAAAAGATTCTGAGTTTAAAGTAGGTGGAGATAGTAAAGGAGCAAAGTTTACTCCAGCCGCTACAGCACAACGTAAGAAAAATATGAAAATAGCAGGGCAGAAAATGCTTAAAAGCCCTAAATTTCAAAAAGCTGTATCTGATGCCGCTGAGAGTGCTATGGATATTGGCGGTATGGCTAAAATAACAAAAATAACTAATTTAGCAGGTAAGTCAGTAAAAGTAAAACAAGGAGAACCCTTTAGAAAAGTCAAAGCACGGACAGACAAAGCTAAGTTAAAAATAGCTAAAGAAAATAAAGAAGCTAGAGCACCTGCTATAGCCGAAAGTAAAGCATACAGAGAATCATTTGGATCACATAGAGTAGTAGAGCCTACTAGAAAAGATTATTTGTTTCCTGCAAAAACTTATGAAGACCATAAGTACGCTAGACCTACTAAAGACATGCCTAATCCTATTGCATCAAGGGTTGATAATGAGATGTCTATTATGTCAGGGACTGATAAAAATGCTATTAATCGAATAAAAAAAGGTAAAGAAAATAGAAGATTTTTAGATGAAGGATACAAAATAGAATACGTTGGACCTGGACAACGAGATATGGGAGGAGGTAAAAAACAAAATTGGGTTTCAGGTACTGATATAGACGTTGCTATGAATAAAGCATCTCAAACTGGTGATAAAAAAGATATTAAAAGAGTGCTTGATATTAGTAAAAAAGCTTCTGAGCAAACTTCGGATAGGTATAAAGATATAAATCCAAATATGGTTGACCACCATACAGAGGTTGTTAAGAAAACAATAGGGAATGCACAAGGTCGTGGTAAAGATGTTAGTAGAGTCTTTATTGCAAAAGAACCTCCTGAGTTAAAAGCATTTGGACAAGGTAAAGAGCAGGATATAGCAGGATTAAAGTCAGATTTAGGTAAAGCAACTCAGCATGGTTACATGGAGTCTTTTACTCCTGAAGAACTTGCTCACCCAACAACTCAAAAGTTTAAAAAAGTTACTAGAGATTACGGAAAGAAACAAGCTCAAAATGAAAAACTTTCTACTGGTGAGTTAGATGATGGATCAAGAGCTTGGCCTGAAAAAGCTAAAGTATCTGATATAACAGGAGAAAAAGGCAAAGCATTTAGAGCTTCTGAAAAATTAAAGATAGAAAAGAAAGAAGCTAAAAAGCGAAAAACGGCTGAAACAATAGCCAGAAAGAAAGCTGAACAAGGAAATCTTGACGCAGAACTAGAAGCAGGAGAGTTAATTCAGTTTAGAAAAGAGTTGGCTACAAAAATAAAAGCAGAACCAAATAAAAAGAAGAGAAAAAAGATATTAAAGATAGCAACTGGTAGGACACCTGGGATACGACAAACAAAAAAGAATTCTGAAGAGATACCATTCTAATGAAAGCACGTAAAGAAGTACTTGAAGAACTACACGGCACAGTTGCTGTCGAACTATTAAACCGCATTAGGAACGGTGAAGCTAGACCTGCGGATATGGCTAATGCCATAAAGTTCCTAAAGGACAATGGTATCGAAGGTTTACCAGTAGAAGGTTCGCCTCTAGGGAACCTAGTAAACTCTATGCCATTTCCCACTAAACAACAACTCATGGAGACTAATGTTCCATTGAGTTAGAACTCGCTTAAAAGGAGAATATGGTTACACATTTAACAACATTTGATCCCTTCAGGATTACTAAATTTGGAGTCGGGTTTGACTCTATCCTCAACACAATACAGTCTGATTTCTTTTCAGATTCGTTTCACTCAAATTTCCCACCTTGCAATATAACCAAAAAAGATGAATTTAATTATGATGTTACTCTTGCTATCGCTGGTTTCTCAAAGGAAGACATCGAAGTAGAGTATGCTGATAACGTACTAACTGTCAAAACAACAGATACCTTTAAGGAAGAAGAAGAGGACACTATAGTACACAGAGGTATTGCAAAAAGGAAGTTTACTCGTCAATGGACGTTAGCAGATGATGTTGTAGTTACAAGTGCTGTACTTGAACATGGGATGCTCACTATCTCAATGGAAAAAATAGTACCTGAAGGAAAACGTAAGAGAATAATTGAAATCATTTGATTTTGGAAACCCTATTATAGTTACGTTACTGGGTCTCGTAATATTCTATATAGGGTTAAAGATGTTTGCTGGGGGAATGAAATCAATGGGTAACATTGAGCACCTCCAGTATTTCATGGGTAACCCCTACTGGATGTTCCTGGGTGGTATTGTGTGTACATTGCTTTGGCAATCTAGTTCTCTTAGCACTACTGCTATCGTAGGTTTGGTAGCCAGTGGTGCATTACCACTACCCTCTGCTATAGCCGCTGTACTAGGTGCTAACATAGGTACCACGGGTACCATCTGGCTTGCAGGACTCATGGTATCCGATGGAATACCTACAGGTACCACAAAACATATCGCACTTGTGCATACAGGGGTTAATATGTTTATGGCAGCCACCTTACTGCCCTTTATTCAACCAATAGCTAGATTCATATCTAAATTTTAAATGGAATATAATAATAAACCTAAACCAAACAAACCTCCTAAAAGGAGTAACTATGATACGATATATAATAATTCATACAGCCCTCGTAATAGCATTATTATTACCTAGTGCTACTTGGGGTATTAAAACAAAGGGTTCTTTCACTACACAGCAGATTAGAATACTGTGGATGGGATGTTACCAAGGGGCTAATATGACAAATCCTCAGTCACCACAAATTAATGGTATGATGTGTGATTGTATCTTGGATAAAACTAGAGAACTATATACCTACGCTGAGATACAAAAGA